GGATTATCCATTTTCTTTCTTCATATCTTGAATTATTTTTTGAAGCTCTGCAGTCGATCCAACGAATAGGTTGTTATTATGGACGTGCTGTGCTTTTTCATTTATTGGTGAATCAACAGCATCCAGTTCTCGAATCTTGGACTGCAAATCCAGTAGAGCCTTGTTAGCATTTACCGTTGTATCAACCAGCTTTGCCAAAACCTCGAATGCTCTCGGGTGTTGGCTGGAGTCTGCTATCTGTGCAAGAGTCTGTATGGCTTCTCTCGAATCTTCAATAACACTCATGAGATTACCACGAGCATATTCAAAATCTTTCTTGGCTGAATCGTTGTGTCCTTCGGCGATCATTCTATCAACTGTTGATGTATTTGATACAGATGGCAGTCCTAATGCTTTGCCGATAGGATCGTTTTCATTCTTTTCCGTCATCGATTTCATCTTCGTTATAAATCATAGTAATGAATCCATAATCATCATCAACTTCGATTTCGTTGTACGGTATAGTTCCTGTATTACTGTTTGGTCCACCGTAGTAGTTAATAGGATTACCGTTAGCATCCAAACCTGGCTGAATAGTAACACGCTCAGCAACTGGTGTCTTACCAACAGCATCTCTTAGCTCGCCATCAGGAACTCCTGGAATATAGAAGTTCGTAGTGATAAACTTAATGATACCACCAGTTTTGACAGGGCCATAAAAGTAGCCCTTCATAATAAAATCAAGCTCCCAAATAATAGCACGACGATCTTTGAAGTCGCCAGCATAATTATCTGAATACTCAATATTATTTAGTATGACAGGAATGTCCATGACAATATCAACCTCTGGTATCAACTTACATGTAGTTGTCCAGTCAGGTGTGAAATATGGAAGGACCTGTTCAATAATTTTTGTGCCATCTTCTACGTTCTTGGCATAAATGAAAACTTTAAAATCAAGATTATATGGAACAGGAGCATATTGATATTTAAATTTGTTTTTGTCGTCCTTACGAGAGACTGAAACTTTGTTGATTGTTGGTAGCTTACGATCGCCATCGTATCTCATTTTGCCTATTTCAAAAGAAATAATAGGCAATGCAGTGACAGCGTTTTCTCTGTCAATGGCAGGATCCTGCATAATACGAGCAAGCATTTTATCTTTGGGACCATATGTAATTGGCACCTTCATAAGATTGATAACGTTGCCTTCTTTGTCTGTACGTGTGATGCGAATGTTGTTGAGCAGTGTGCCCATCAAAATAACGTATTTGCGAATGAGTCCGAAATAAAATGGCCCACCGAACATTATAAACCTCCTTCACTGAATGGGTCTTTAACGTCGAAATCAATAAACGTGTTACCCTCGTCTTGTATATCTTCATTGTCGGCGTTTGGCACAATATCGTCAACTGATTTATGCTCGAGAATAAGATAATCTCCTGTTTCTGTCAACAGCATATTACCAGCTTGATCCATAATAGTCCAGTTGAATATATCTGTATCATGTTTGTAAGCAATACGATCAATTTCAGGAATGCCAGTGTTGAACTTCTCGTCAGAATATTCAAACACTTCACAGGTCATTTCCCATGTCTGAATAGCACCCAACTGATAGAACATTTCATATTTGTTAACAAACCTAATAATAAAACAACGCTGATTAAGAGGGAAATATATAATATCTCCTTCGTTCGGTCTTATCATTGTTGATTGTTCACCAACTTCTTCTGCGAATACTCTACGAGCAACAGAAAATACAACTTGGTTACGAATTTCAACACCAAATTTCGATAAAAATTCGCCGTCACCAGTAAATCCATCAACCGACCTAATATACATCTCAATTGGATATGCCATATCATATGTTGATATATCATCGGCACCATATACGGGATCGTAATTGTTCAACTTGCGAGGAACATAATACATATCCTGTCCATAAATTTTAATCGACTCAATAACAAGATTCTCAAGAAGCAGCTGCTCCTGAGATGCTTTAAAATTATTGAAGAAAAAATTAGTTGCCATATCAGCCTATCATATCTGTCGCTGGTAACGAGTAAGTGTAAATCATTTCTTTTTCTAATGCATCACGTTCAGCAGTGGCTTCATCAAAAATCTTCTGGCCATTAAATGTTAGACCTCCTGGCATTTTCATGCCTTCGAATTTCTTCAGATTCTGACCCCACTGTTGTTTTATAAGACATGCGGCATATCTAAGCAACCAACGATCGTTCCATGCCTTAGTGTAAATGTTAGGATCAAGAACTTGATAAGCCTCGACAATCATATATCTGTCAGCACCAATACGATCCCAGTCCATATCCAGAAACAGCTTATTATTGTGTCTGTTATAACGTATAGGTTGTTTGCCAACCAACATCTGCTCCAGGAACTGAATATGACTCATTGCCATATAATATGGAATCATGGAAACTGAAGTAAGCGTATAAAGATCGTTCAATGCGATCTGATATCTAATATTGAATAGGTTATTTGATCCGATAGCCGAACCAATATCAAAAATAGAAACAGCGCCAATAATATTATCAGGCAGAACAATATATCTGTTCTCAACATCATCTGGTGTTAACAAATGTTTATAATAAACTTTCTCTGATCCATCAAAATGATAATCCCAGAAATAAGCAAGAGCCTCGTCAATACGATCGTCTACCTGATCGTCGTCGACATTGATTTCGACAACTGGTTTACCAAGACGACGTAAACAATTTTCTTTGAACTCTTCTCTATCTTTAGGTATCATTTATTTCGCTTTCGTTAAATCGAAATTAATATCATAATGTGCTCCCAAAAATTCAGGCCATATGGCCTTTAGCTCTTCTGTAGTTGTAACTTGATCAATACGTGGATCTAAAGGAGCGTCTCTTAACTGTTGTTTTTTGGCGATAATTTCTTTTGTTTTCTTGCTATTATTAGTAGTTTCTGTTGATCTTTGATATTCAACATCTAATGCAGGAAAAGCAATAGTTCTTGCTATTCTTATTCTCTCTTTATGAATATCTTTTGCTTTATCTATATTAACAATTAATTTTTTATCAACAATATCCCATGCATCACGAAACCATCTGTCTGGCAAATCAGTTTCTTTTAAAATAATAGGTGTCAATGTAGGATCGATCTTTTTAACTATTTCTTCTGCAGAAGTCATTTCACTTTCCATGATAGAAATAGTTGGAGTCTTTATAAGATTTTTCATATCATTTTTATGGACTACAATTCTCATCTTTTTTTCCTATTTTAGCCTAATGCAAACCATCTTGGTTGGAAGTCTCCATCACCAAGCTCTGCTTGAATTTGAAACCACCACCCACGACGACAATAAAAAGTTGCAGTATTCCATTTAGTGTTATTATTGATATCATCTCCGTAAATAGCGACTGATTTATAATTAGTGGTGCTTGGACCACAATAAGCGTTAAATATGTTAATGTATGGTCCACACATTCTTCCAGTAACAAAAATATCAGCAGGAGCTTGGTACCAAGTATTAATATTAAATAATGTCTCAAATCTATAAGAAGGTATTAAAGCAAGAGGACCAATTTGAGTTTCTAATTCACCATTCTTTTTAAAACGTAAAAATCCATATTGAGCAGTAGCTAAATTGTTTGTTCCTTGAAGATAAGCAGCGTCAGGATCGCCAGGAGAATCTAATATTGTAAAAGCACCTGAACTTCCATCGTTTGGAGAAGTAGCGAAAACTCTTCCGTTCGATCTTAACCCAGCCATTGTATATGCTTTGGTGCTGTCTAAACCTTGTGCAGTTGTTGCAACAGCAGCAGATGCAGCGGATCCTGTAATATTAATACCCCATGAACCGGAAGCATTAGAGCCTGTTCTTGACGGTGTTTGATCACCAGGAGCTAATTGTCCAGCAGCAAATCCAACACCATAAGTTGCAGCTGCACCAAGTCCAAGGTTAGTTCTTGATTTTGATTTATCTGGTAGATCTGATAAATTTTGACTTTTTAACAAAACGTCTGGATTTGATACATTAGCCCAATAAACACTTTCTCCGTTAGTAGAAAGAACTTGGCCATTTGCTCCTTTTGAACCTTGAGCCCAAATACTAGCTCCAGTATTAAATACCAGATCTGCTGTACTATTCAATACAAGGTTTGCTGAATAGAATTGAGAATTGTTCCATGTGAACTGTGCAGAAGTGTTAACGTTGCCTGTTCCTGAAGCCCAGAAAACAGCCGAACCATTGGTCGTTAATACTTGTCCTGGAAATCCAAGAGAACCATTGGCAGAAATACCAACCGTATTTGCAATTCTAAGGGTGGAATTGGAGACCACCAAACCATTTTTAACTACGAAATCTTTATCTGCCACGGTTCACTCTCCCCTATTGGCTTTGTTATTATTTAGTTTTGTTATTCGTCTTACTTTTTGGCTTTCGTTTTCCCTTCAAGGAGTTCGACTTTTTTCTGTAAATCTTGTATCATTTTCAACATAGGCACAACAAGACGATCGTATCTAACACCTTGTAGCTCGCCTTCTTTACTATACAGAGCGAAGTTTTTATTAACTTTTTCTACTTCTTCTGCAATTAAACCGATTTCAAGATTCGTTTCAGTTTCCTCTAAGAATTCGCCTTTTTCGTTTCTCTTACGGAAATTATATGAGACTGGACGTAACTCAGCTAACCAATCAACATTTTCTAAATCTTTGATGTTCTTTTTGGCTGCTTTTATGGAATTATCATAGCCAAACATACCATTACCATCCATATACACAGGAGTACCACTACCAAAACCTGTACTTCTGGTTGCATTAGATTGTATTCTGCCTGAAGTATAAAGACCGAAATCGTTACCACCTTGAGTGCTGTTTATATATGTTTCTGTGCCTCTTGCAGCTACACCATAAAAAGAAGAGTTTCTGTAACCAAGAATACCATAAGCACCAGTATTATCGTCACCAAAAACACCACCACCATTTGATTTACCGACAATAGCACTTGATCCAGAAGCAATTGCTTGGATAGCAGTAAAATTATCTTTTCCTTGAACAGTAAGTGCATAATCTGTTGGATCAGTTCTAATTCCTATATTACCTGCAGTATATAAGTTTCCTTCGTTCGAAACACCAAATCTATAAGATCCATCTGATCCACTACCAGTATACATAAATTTATCGTTGTTATTCATCTTAACAGCGATACCAGAACCATCTGGAGCAGATCCAACTGTCAATGTACCTAATTGAGTTGGACCATCAGGTTTATTAATTAAAACACCTACTGATGGACTAAATTGATTTTTGTGAGCAGTAAATATTTCCGTCTGTCCACCATCTTGGAGCGTCATATACACTCTTTTGTTGGCAATCAATTGTGTTGATGTTATGGAACCATCGCTTGTTCCAAAATAAATATTATCACCTCCCAGATAAATGGCTGCTTTTTTAGTGCCTCCACTTTCTGTTTGGAATTGCCAACCAGCATTTTGATCGCCGCGAACAATAGGAATATACCCATTAGGAGCAGTAATATCAACAACTCTTTCAGGAACAAAAGAAGGATTGGTTTGGTTTACCATTAACCCAGTAGTACGGACAATACCTTGAGAATCTACACCAAATTTATATGTACCATCTGAAGTTGATCCGGTATACATATATTTGTCGTTATTATTCATCTTAACAGCAACACCTGAACCACTGGCCGCCGATCCAATTGTTAGTGTTCCTAACTGAGTAGGACCATCTGGTTTGTTGATAAGAACACCATTTTCTAAACCAAATTGATTGTTATATGCTGTGAAAACTTCTTTCGAACCACCGTCATCCAAGAATAAACTAAATTCTTTATTTGCAAGAACCTGACTATATGGGTGTTCATAGCTACCAAGAGTAAGTGTGCCACCATTTTGAGCGCTGAAATAAATCGACGAGTTCTTTGTTCCACCGCTTTCGATTTTAAACTGCCAACCAGAATCTTGATCGCCTCTCATTATTGGAATATTGCCATTTTGTGAAAGTGTTATATCAACATCTCTTTCTGGTGCGAAACTTGGGGTGTTTTTGTTGACCATCAAACCAGTAGTACGGACAATACCTTGAGAATCTACACCAAATTTATATGTACCATCAGAAACAGAACCCGTATACATATATTTGTCAGTGTTGTTCATTTTAACAGCAATACCAGAACCATCAGTAGCAGATCCCACTGTCAAAGTTCCTAACTGAGTAGGGCCATCAGGTTTGTTGATAAGAACACCAACAGATGGATTGAATTGATTTTTATGGGCTGTTAATACTTCTGTTGCGCCGCCATCTTGGAGCGTCATATATACTCGTTTATTGGCTATCAACTGAGTTGATGTTATAGATCCATCACTTGTTCCGAAATAGATATTATCGCCGCCTAGATAAACAGCTGCTTTTTTAGTTCCTCCACTTTCTGTTTG